CTTAAACCATCAAAAGCTAGTATACCTTGCGTAGCTATGTCAAAGTTGTTTATGGTAGAGTACCAGACTTTAACAGCAGAAAGGTCATCTCTGACCTTTCCTGTAACTTCATCTGTTGGTGTATCTAAAAGTAACTGTACGCATCTAATGCCTGCAAATAATTGTCCAGCCATTTAGTGTCCTTTAATAAATAGTACGTAAACTAACAGAACTTAGTACGCTAGTAGGACTATAACTGCCAGTATTATCAACTGCTCGGCAAGCTACTTGATAAGTAATACCTCCAGCAGATAGTCTAGGAGTAGTAAAGCCTAGTAAAGATTGTCGTCCGCTTGTTCGGCTTTGTACTGTTTTAATATTATTAGCGGTTGCATCTAAATCCCAAAAATCAGTTAAACTTCCGCTTCGTTTAATAAACCTATATTCATAAGTATTAAAATCGCTACTAATATTACTGTCTTGAAGTGCTGTAGCTACCAAGTAAGTACCTTCAACAGCTAGACTTACAGAGGGTGGGGTATAAAAGTTTGAGACTTTGCCACCATTGGTAAACCAAAATGTTTCTGACCAAGGACCAACTATAGTACCGCTAGTATTAGTATAACGAGCTCTGGTTTTATATATAACTCCGCTGGTAAGTTGTTGAACAATTATACTAGAAGTATCTTTTGTTGCATAATATAATGATGAGGTTGAATCAAACATTACATCACCAGGTATTACTTGTAATTCTACTTGTTCAGCACTTTTATTTAATTGGGAGCTATTACTATAACTAATAATAGCAGTATTAGTATAGCTACCATTAGCAATTTGTTCACTAAGTGCACTATCACTATTTACTGAAATAATAGTAGGTGTTTCTGCAATAATAGAATTGACTAAATAATTTGCAGTTGTATTTATATTAGCATTATACGCTACATACTGTGTTAAATCTGCGGTATAAATTTGTGGAGAGTAATCAGCTAACATAAGCTTTGCAGTTATATTATTTGAAGTTTCAACACTTAGTACAATTAGTTCTTGAGATTCTTTTGTTACTTCACCTAACATAAATAAATCATCAGGATTAACATTGTCACCACTAGTTAAAACACTAGTAATAGTTATAGTATTATAATAACCTGTTGTATTTATAGTAGTCAGTGTTTTTAAAATACTTGTACCAGTATTAGTTCTTACACGAATATTATAAGTTTTACCGCTTTCCAAATAAATATCTTCAGTTAGTTGAATTGTGGCACTACCTATACTGCAAGTTTTAATTCTACCACTACCACTGCCCCATAATGGAACATCATGTGTAACACGAACTAAATCACCGCGATTACATACCAAGTATTCAAAATCAACATTTAATGAATACATTTCAGGACGTAGTTTTAACTGTGCCATATGCCATTGAGCAATATAGCTAGCTTGTTCAAAATTGGTTACACCAGGTAAGCTAAGTTCTTCGAACAATTCAGCATTAGCTTCAGTTTTGCCAACATTATATACTCTGTATTCATTTGCTTGATAACCTTTTGTTTCATCAGCAATAGTAATACGAAATGCATCTGGTATACGTGGTAGTATTTTAGTAGACTCAAACCCCCAGCTATTATGTGGAGTAAAATGTTGAACTGCTGTAGAACGTGGTTTATCAATTACCACAGTCCATTTGCCGTCAATAAAATTAGGACTAGCCATACCAGCTGAACATATGTCTTTTAATACATCCATAACACTAGCAACACTAGTAAGTATAGCGTTATAACTTAACCAAGTTTTAGTACTATCTTGTACATAAGTACTACCAACTAAATTCATTGGTTGGCAAAATTTATACCACTCTGCAAGTGCATTTAAATCAACATAATTAGCAGCACTAGTAATATTGTCAGCAACTCGGTATGCATTTGCTGGATGCATTAACACATACAAAAATAATGCTGCAGGATTATTTGTTGGTTCTACTAAATTCCATTTATTTGTAGCTCTGTTTAAAACAGGTGCAATTGTTTGCACTAAACCATTAATACCTTCTAAACTACCGTTTACTTTATTAGTACTTTGTACTCGTAAAAATGTTCTGGCTAAATAACAATTGTGTGGATTTTTAACAACACGAATTGGTATTGATTTATTATTAGCATCTAATTTTAAAGTACCATTGGGATTCAATTCATACTTGTTATAACCTATTACTGCGGATAAAATAGCTTTTGAATAGTAACGATTATTTGGATCTTCGGTTTTTTCTGTTAGGTCGTCATTTGTTCTACGAATTTGCAGTTGATATTTACCTACAGGTAATCCACGAATTCTATGTACAAAATTAAAAGCATCTTTTCGTTTTGAAAATAAACCGCCAGAACCAAAAACTAACTCAGTTCCGCCGCTTCCAGCAGTATTTAAACCAGCATTTGCAGTATACCCAATAACAAGAGCAGCACCTGCTACTCCTCCAGTATTTGTAACAGTCATTCTAATAGTATGCGTACTATCTGCTTCTGCGTAGTACCAAGTAGAAGCCATTGAGGTATAACCTTCTACAGGTATATTTATTACACTTACTCCATCAATATACACTACGCCATTATTATCTGAGCAGGCATCTATTTGGTAGTATCCAGTCCAAGGAAATGTAACTGTTGCAGTTTTATCAAAGCTAACCCCGCCGCTAGTATTCCAAACACCGAGCTGATTCAGCATATTACTCCAGCGACTATTAGTTGCTGTTCTAGTTACGCCAGTAAAGGTTCTAGCATCAAATATGACTTGTCCTAAACCAACCTCTACCCCATCAGCAACAATAAATCGTCCTGCTTCAACATTCACCGTCCAGGTATTACCTAGTAATGTATTACCTTCAGTATCAGTTACAGTAGTTCCTGAACTAGTTACTTGTGGGTTACGAGTAACTGATGTAAGTCTTAGCCCTGTAACTGTACCTTCACTTAGATAAGATACAGTTTGATCAGGTTGATATACGTTGCCATAAAAACATAATGTGTGTAATTTACGATAGCCGCTTGGAATAGTAGGTAGTCTAGGATATGTTGAAGAGTACGGACTAGCATCTACACCTACAAAAGATGCATATGATTGTTCTGTGTACAAAGCTTTTAAATAAGCACTAGGATCAGCAGTTAAACTATCGGTTGCTGTTCCTTCAAAAACATCTATTCCGCCCCCAGGAGCCATAGCAAGTGTATAAAATTTATAAAGTGCTGTACGATTACCTGAGTTATCCTCTATAGTAGGAGCTCCTACTAATACTGTTGAAAACGCTGCTTGATCAAGCGTTGATGCACTATAATTACCTAAACGATAAGAAGGTAATGCGTTCCAGGGCGTTTCTCCAAATTTACGAACTAATATTTCTATACCACAAGTAGCTTCGCCTATGCTAGCATCTTTAGTAGAAATTTTTCGCATACCTTCTGGGAATGTTAATACAACATCAATGTCTTCTGCATAATTATCTAAAGTAATTAAAGCAGGTACATTACCATCTGTAGAATTATTTACTAGTTCAGTTTGTGGAAATTGTTGTTCCACATCGCTAGGGTAGAGCTTGTCAAATGCAGCTATATCTTCTTGTGGAACACCGTTTAATGTAACTGCAACTGGGTGCTCTTGTGCTGTAGCTACTTGAGGACTAAAATACAGTTCATCTAATTTTTTAGCACCTACACGAATATCTGTAACATCAAGCGGTCCAAAACCCCAAACAAGTGATAAATTCAATACAGTAGTATCTGTTAGGGTTTCAATGTATGGAACTGCACCTAATGCGGCAGTTGAGCGCATTTTACCTAAAACAACAGGAATAGCTCCAAAACGATTAGCTTGATTAGCTGCACCATTAAAAGCATTAACTGGTGCGGCACTTCCTGCATCTTTACCAGTTTGTGGACGAATAGGAAAAGCAGCATTAATAAGCGCTGCACCAGCCATGTTAATGGCCATTGTTCCTACAATTCTACCAGCAGTAGTAGCTCCGCCTGGTGCTAAAGCTCCTTCAACACCAAAAGTTTGTTCTGTCATTCCAAAGAACTCACCTACATTGGCGCCATAAGTTACAGCTATATAAGCTACTGCTATCAAAGCAATTAATCGTAAACCTTGTTTACCTTCGGGTATTACTTTATAAACAATAGTATTACCAGACTGTACTTGAGTAGTATGCCACTCTGATTGTGGTATTTTAACGCCGTCTAAAAATAACACAAGTTTTTTAGCAAACTGATTACTTATTTTATAAGTAGTAATTAAGTTTTGTGAAACATCTGCTAAGGTAGAACCAGTTACAGACAGTTCTGTGTATACGGTTTCTTTAAAAGGATGTGGTTTACCTGTTAGCTGAACACTACTAGTTTCTTGACTATAGTTATAATAACCTTCAACACGTTTTGACCAACGTGGGCTATTAACGGACTCTATTACGCTATCCATGCCATCACGTGCATGAATAAATTTCTCATCGCCAATGTACACGCCAACGTGAAAAGGCTCGCCTAATATATTGAATACAACTACAGAACCTGGTTGAGGAGTACTAGTTTCAGCCCAATTATTTTTGTACTGATCCATGATCTGTAAAATGCGTGCGTCATAAGCACCTGAATATTCTTCAGTATAACTAGGTAAATCTATGTTATATTCTTGCTTATAAAATAAACGCACTAATCCCCAGCAGTCTATTCCGCTTTCGTCTCTGCCGTTTGCAGCATAAGGTAATCCAATATATTTATTATAATTCATTAAAATAATCCTGGAAAATTGGCGGGTGTAAACGTAAAACTTGGAAAAGGCTCGCGGCTTAAACTAACCATGTTTAAGTCTAAAGTTATTTGTTCGGCGTTATAGCTTACATTTGTTATTTTAAAACCCGAAAAACTTGTTTCAATTGTATTAGGGCTATCTGCCAATACTAAATCAATTTGTACACTAACAGGGCTTGTTAGTTTTTCACGAATAAGTTGGATTGCTTCTTTGGTAACGTAGTTTAAAGTTAAACTACACTGACCTGCTCCAGACTCTTGTTCACCTGGTAAATTAATTTGAAGTGGTAAAAATATATAATCTTTGTTATTACTAGTTACGCCGTATACTACTTCGTCATCATTAGTAAGCGAAGTAATACGACCAGTATAACTATCCGCTAAACGAATAGGGTTTGCTAAATCTGTAGGATCTGTTATTGTAATTAATAAAATTAATGCCTCGGAAGTTTCCGAGGCAAACATTGCTCTTATAGCTGATTGTGATAAACTGTTTATTCTGCTCATGGCATTACTTCAAATTTAAGGCTTGTATTCCAATAACCAGGAGCAACATAACTCAAGTTAAAATATTCGCCATCACTACCAGGCACAATACGTACTTCTACAGTTGTATATAAACGTGGATGTGTAAATGTAAATCTTTTAACTCCACTAGTAGTAGTTTTTACAAATGTTTCTAGTATTTGTGTTTGTGCTGTGGTCATTAAAAATGATAAGTTTAGCTGACCAGGACGACTGGCCCTGCGTCTTTGTTTTGCAGGGCCAGCATCAGTTGCTGTTCTTATCACATTAATACCAACAGATTCAGTAAAGCCTTTTTGCGGCACTTGTGGAAGTGTTGAAGGCCAACTTAATACTGCCATATTTTATCTCCTTGCCAGTAAAGGCGATGTTCCATAACTAGCTGTCATAGCTTGTTGTGTTGTAGAGCCTACGCGATTTAATTCGCCAGCTACCATATCACCCACTATAACTTCTATACGGCGATTTCCACGTGAATCCATAGTTTCTTTGGTTTTCGCTTGTTGGTTACTATAGTTGTTTACAATTACGTCAACTTTACCTTGATTAGAACGAACACCCAAGTTACCATTGCTATCGCGCTTTAGGGGCATAATAGCTTCAGGACCTGCTTCGCCCATTAATCCAGTACCTTGTGCAAATTTAAATAGTGTAGGCTGATTTACAATAGAATTAGTAAACATTCCGCCTTTGGCAAATGTTTGAAGTCCTGTATCATAAACACTACCTTTAGCACTTGGTACTGGCGGTGTACCAGTAAAAGCACTAACAACATAACTTCCCATACCGCTTAAACCACCAAAAGCGCTGTATAAAGCTTTCATCTGATTGCTCATCTCAAATCGTATTAAGTCTTCGAGCATTGAGTTTATTAAGTCTTTGAAGCTGCCTTTTCCAGTTATAGCAAAAGTTACTAGTGCATCGCCCATTTTTGCAAAACTATTTTGAACAACTTGAGAAAAACCTACCATCTTATCAGACAATCTTTCGGTATTGTTAATTGCATTTAATTTTTGGTTTTCAGTATCTATTATTGCCTTGCCTTCTAGTTCTATAGCAGTAGTCATTTTATATACGTCAGCTACATCCGTTGCTAAAGGTACATCACCTCCGGCTTCATCAACCTGATCGATTTTGCTTTGTGCTAAATCTCTTAATTTTTTAGTTTGGTCCAAACTTGCCATTTGTTGAGCAGTTTCTCGGTATACTCTAGATCTGTCTAGTTGAGCTTTTTCTTTAGCAAACTGTTCATCGGTAAGTAAACCTAAAGCTTTCTTATAGTTTAAATCATCTTCTGCTTGTTGATCTTGAGCATCTGCTGAAGTTTTTCTAAAGCCTGCTAATTTTTGTTCATAACTAAAACGTACTTCTAGTAACTTTAAAGCATCTTGTAAACCTTTATTATCTAATTCGGCTGCTTGTCTAGCTTTTACTAAATCTAAACCCATTCTTGCTTTAATTACATTTACGTTTTGTTCATCTCCATACTCTTTTACAGCGTTATTAACATCATTCTGCAAAGGTTGCAGCTCTAACGCAAATTTATTTATTAATTTTTGAGTTTCAAGGCTAGCAATTTGTTTAGCTGATTCTTCTGTAGTAAGTCCAAGAATATTATTAATAGTATTTTTTCTATTAATCTCTTGATCTGTAATACCTTCTAGTAGTGCATTAAATTTAATAGCATTAGCTAATTCTTCTGCTTGTGACTTAACTCTATCGCTAAGACCTTTATTGTCTTTTTCTTTTTCTTGACGTTCTTTAACTAACTTTAATTGTCCATCTAAATTTTTAAGTTGTTTGTCTCCTGCAGCTTTATCTTTAATTGCAAGAGCATTGTCCATGGCCACTAAAATTGCTGCTATTTCTTGTTCATGTTTGTTTACTAAAATTTTATCTTCTAGTATTGCTTTCTCTTTTACAAGTTGAGCACTATTAAGAGTATTTATACCCATTAAAATGTCTAATCTAGCAGATAATTGTTGATTAATATCATTATTAAGATTTTTTAATTTATTTGCATCTTCAACAGCACCTGCACGTATAGCTCTTTCTGATTCAATTGAGCTACCTTCTGCTTTTCCTTTTGTTTCTGTTGCTGAAGCATTTTGTTGTGCAATCTTTCTTTGAACTGGGAGTATTAGTGCTTTCAAAAATGTGTCTATAGCTTCATTACCAGTAAATAGACTATTTAAGTCAGAATTTTGTAATGTTCCTTCTTCAACTCTTTTCATTCCTTGTTTAAATATTCTTGCAGCAAGTAAAGAATTCATTGCATTTTCTTTTACTTCTTTAGGAAGTTTATCTTTTTCCGCTTGAGCAACAGCCATTAAAGCATTGCTCTCATTTATTGTTGCTGTTAGTAAAGTGTTAGACGTAATTAAATTAATTGTAGTAGCTATAGCATCTAACTGAATTTTAAATTCTTGTTGTTTTAATTTTGCGCTTTCACGTGCCGCTAATTCTCCGCTTAAAGCTCCTATACCTGCTTGTGCTACAGACAAAGCAGCTTTTTGTGCTGCATCGCCCAAAGCTTTTTTCATGTACTCTGCACCTTTTTCAAAGGAATAGTTAACTCCTTTAGCAAATAACTCTTGAGCTTGTTTAAAAACCTCAATATCTATGCCAAGTTGTAGGTTTTTTATAACATCTTTTGAGCCTTGTTGCTGTTCTAAATCCTGATTTAAATTTTCTCTTTTTAAAGCATTTCCAACTGGATCAGCAATCCAATCTGTTTTTTCTTTTTTATTTAAATCTAATAAAGCTTGCTTTGTTTTTGCAATTTCATCGTCTACAATCCGTATACCTTGACCATAAGATTCATACTGGTCTAAAGTAGTTTTAAATTCTTGTCGTATTGCTACAAATTGATCTATAAACGCCCCACCAAATTGAGCTACTTCTCCAGGGTTATCAACAATGTTATTAAAAGCCGCAGTAATTTCTTTTAAGCTACCCTTAGTGATCTTACTCATACTAATTCCAAGATCTTCTAATGCTATTGCAACTTTAAAAATAGGATTATTGTTAGCAGTTGACTGAATGAATTCCTCATACGCTTTAGTAACTGCTTCTGCGCTAGTTTTAAAATTTTGTAATCTACTACTACTTTCACCAAGAATATTTGATAATTGTTTATTACTTTTTGCGAAATTATCTTGTGCGCTTTGGCTAGTTTTAAATTTTTCTGCAACAGTTTCAAGATCTAAACTTTCAACACCTATTGCACCTTTAAAAGCTGCACTAGCTTCGTCGCCTATACCTGCTTCACGAAATATTCTTAATTGAGCCTGTACTGAAGAAGCTAAAGTTTTTGCAGATCTTGATGCTGTATCTTGATTAAATATACCTGCAATGCCATCAGTTACTTGATCCCAACCACTAGTACTTATTGATTTTAATAAATCTTTTGTAGCTTGTATTTGGCTATCTATACTATCAGTAAGTGTTTTACTTGCATTTGACAATGCAAGAAATCCTTGTATTGTCGCCGTAGCTATTCCAGGTTGTTTTCTTAAATAGTCTAGTGTTCTATTTGCACTATCAACAGCTTCTTTAGTACCGTCCATTGCTGTATTAAATGCAGTAGTTTCTTTAGTTGTGTTTGTTACAAAAGAGTCAAGCAAACCAAAAGCACCTATTGCTGCACCTATTGCTGCACCTATATTTCCAAATGCAGAAACAGTAGTACCTAATTTTTGTACTAACATACCTACACCTGCGGTACCTTTAACAATATACGCATCAAGCTTACCCATCTTTGGTGCTGTTGTTGTTTGAGCATTACCAAATTTATCAACACTAGTTTGTACGTCTAAATACCCTTTTCTAGCAGCATCAACATCCTGATTTAACTTTGACCAAGCTGCTCTCATACCTAATAATGATTGTGTTTCAGCAACATTTGATCTAATAGTTTGTGCAGCTAATGTCTGTAATTTTTCTTTATTTATTCTATCGTTGGCAAATGCGGTACTCCACCACTTTTCTGAACCTTCAATTGTTTTAGAGGCTGCTGTATCACCAATCGTTGCTGATTCTGCACGAATAGCTTTTAATTTTGCAACATGCTTTCTAAGTCTATCTGCTTCTTCAGCATTATTAACTGCTATACGTCTTGCACGATCTTCTAAAGATTTTATTTCGTTTGCTGTTAAAGCAAAAGGGTCTTTACTTGCCAATGCAGCATAGTCTACTTTTGTACCTTTGGTAAAAGTAGACCCTTCTTTTGATAAATCTTTTATTCTATCCCTTACTTCTTTGCTTTTTCTAAAACTTCGCTCGGCCATAGATGCTTGATCAGAGGCTAAATTGCCAAAAGCATCTTGCTGATTTTTATACATTAAATTAAATGCTTGTCTACTTTCTTCTGCTGTTTTCTTTAAATTTTCTCTGTAATGACCTAGGGCTGGTATTGCACTTTTAACTATTGAGGCTCCTATTGCAGTTAAAACCGCAACTAGTGCCGTAGGATTCTGAGATAGTACACTAACCAAAGGTACTAAAACTTTATTAGTTAACTCTAATGCTGCAAAACTTAGATTTTTCAAGCTTGCCAATAGTTTGTCATAAGGATTTGCGGGTATATCAATAGCGTTGAATTTGTCAGTACCTTCTTTTAATACTGCATTTGCAAATGCTTGACGCTTTTCAAAATCTGTTAACTGGCTAGCAGTTTTTCCTATACTACGAGCATAGTTTTCTGTGGCAGGACCTATTTTTGTAAATAATCCTAGTTCATCTAACAACTCAGGCTCTAATTTTGAAATACCTCGTGTTAAACGACTAATAGCATCAGGCATACCGATACCTAAAGCTTTAGATGCTTTATTGGCTACTTCGCCTAATTGAGTCATTTGTTTTGCAGATAATCCAGCAGCAGTACCTTTGGTAGTTGCTTCTACGGCTTCACGCATACTGATTGCGCCATCAGTTGCGGCTACTAAATTCTTAGCAATGCTACCAAGCGCTAATCCACTAACAGACCCTAATTGATTCATACCTTGAATCATATTAGAAGTATCTGCAGCTTCACTTAATGCACGAAAAGCAGCTCCGGCTGCAAATAGATTGGCTGCGTATGTAGCATATAAACGTACTAATCCATCAAGGCCACGAGCTTGATTTGCAAAGTCTCGGCCAGATGCGCCTGTAGCGCCGGCACTACCGCGAGCAATATCATACTCATTGTTACCCATTGCGGCTTTTTTATAGCCACCTTTATTACTATTATTAATTCTATCAGTTGCTTTTATAATAGAATCTAGTGATCCTCTATAGGCGTCTGCATCTTTTTTACGCCCTTTAAGTGAGCTACCTACGTCTTCTAAACTAAACTCTAATACATATCTTTGATTAGCCATATACGCTCCTATCCGATATTATCAAAAATTTTTGATAATTTAACTAGAGACCATTATACCATGTGACCTCATGTTTGTCAAACCAAAAAATTTTTAACGCAAAAAAGCCCGCTAATTTCAACTAGCGGGCTCTTGCATTTTTCTCTTATTATTGACTTCTTCTGATCTTACGTTATCAATTATACGTATTAGCATAATTATAAACTTCTGTTCAGAAGGCTCAACTTCTGTTGCTTCTAAAACATCTTTAATACCTATCAATGATTTACCTAAATAAGTACCACTCATGGTATCCCATTCATCTCGTAACATTCTATAGGCATTAAATGCTTGTTGTACTTCTAGTGGAAAATCATCAAACTCAACTGGAATCTCTGATTCTATTGGTTCTGAGCCTAATGCTTCACACATCTCAAAATATGCGTCTTTGGTCATGCCAACACCCATATTCTGAAGATAGTTGACCAACTGTGCGTTTACTTGCTGGAGTTGGTCGTCGAAAAGTTTCCCAAGTCTGTTACTTGTTCACTAATAAAGGCATCAAAGTTACTGGAGTTTTTCATTAAGTATAGTGCATTTTCAGCAGTATAACCTAGTTCAGCTTCCATATCTTTACCAGACAAATCAACTGGTGCCAATTGCTCAAGATAACTAAGCTTTAATCCAGACCAGCCTTTTACAGCATTTTCAACATAAAGTTGTAAAAATAAATCTTCATTAAATTCTTCAGTAGCTTGGCGATTTTTAAAACTTGTTTTGGTAGATTTTTTACGAATCGATAAAAGCGTTTCGCGAGATAAAAATGCCAAATCAACAGTAAAATCAGGCATGCCAGGATATTCTACCTGAACTGATTTACTAGGGACTAACAGTGTTTTTAAAGAGAGAGTAGTAGTTGTCATTGTATAATAAGTCTAAAAAGAGAGACTGGAGATCAGCCCAGTCTCTATGAAAATGCAACTTATACCGTAGTATTAGTTGCGTAATATTTAACTTCTAATTCATTTTTAGCTTCAAGGTCATAGGTACCTGAAGTAGCTCCCTGAGCAGTCATGTTAATAGAAGTAGCAATAATTTGTTCAGAAGTAATTGAAGGAATAGTCAACTGAGCAGTAGGAATAGTTAACACAACTTTATTTGTGTTAGTTGCACCGCCTAAAGAAATCTCAGCGGCAAATTTATTTTCTGTACTTGCAGAACTTGCGGCCAACATATCTTTTAACAATGTTGAAGCCTCATTAGTGCCAGTTTTTAAATAAGCAGTAACAGTAGCTGTAATAGCGCGTGTACCTGTAAAATAAGTAATTGGCAGGTTAACAACACCTAAGTTAGCTGGTGTTAAATAAGTCAAATTATTAGTGATTGTTAAGCTACCACCAGTTAAAGCCAGGGTATATGTCTTAGAACTTAAACCACCAAAAGCAGAAGCAGCTAATGTCAAAGTAGATAACTTGTTAGCAATATAAGCTGCAGTTGTATCTTTTGTTTTTACACTACCAGTTAATCCACCGGTCATACCACCGCTACCATCAATAGCTACAGCTGTAGCAACTTGACGCATTGTTGTACCTTTACCAGCCCAAGCTATAGAAGCAATAGCATCTAAACCAAAGTCAATTGTGGCAGAATCAATAGCGCAGTTATCAATAACATAAGTTACGTCTTCAAAGCGAATAATTAAACCAAATGCCATTAATTGGTGAGCATTGGAGTTTCCAAATGCGCATGTTGCGTAAGGAGGTGCAAATGTACTAGACTTAGTCCAGCCAGCTCCGGCGGATCCAATTGCAGCAGTACCAGACAGTGAGTTCCAAAGAACAGACTCTTCTGCACCAATATAGTCATCAGCGTCAAGAGCAGGAGAACTAGTAGCACCTTCTTCAAACTTAGGACGAATATAAGTAGAAAAGCTCCAATCTACTGGTTCTAGTGAAGTATTAAAACTACGCTGACCACGAATAGGTGCAGTACCTGCTTCATTTACAGTAACAGTTTCTTGACCTGTATTTTGTGAAAAAGAAAATCCATCTTGAACTTGAATTTCTTGTGTGTTTGCGGTAGTGAATCCAGTTGTGGCCACTTGCCCTGAAACCGTTAAATTAGTCGTGTAGAAAACTCGACTATTACGAATTAAATTTAATGCCATGCTCTTTCCTTTATGATTTTTGGAAATATTTAAGCAATTTAACTAGATATTTATCTGTTGTTATGCTTGTATAAATCCGATTTATACTAATGCGTACCGCACTTGTAAGTTGATTTCACCGACACCATAAGGACTTAGGAGACCTTCGTCAGTAGTTATGGACTGAATAAGTATCTCAGTCGTTGAAAGATTATTAGTAGTATCGTATACTAATACTCGGTTGTGATTTATTGTATGTTCTATGTCGTCTAGTAAATCTTCTAATTCCTCTTGAGGATAAGATTCATCTTTGACGTATACTTTAATACTAATATTCATAAAAGCCCAAGTAAAATCTGAAGGATGATACTGGCGCGCTTCTGATCCTGCTACAAGATATATAGCTGGGAAGTCTTGTATTTCATCCCAAAATTTTAACTTAGCGTAGCTGTTACCAAATAAATTACTTTTGTAGGTACCAGTACCATCTATTACTTTTAATTTTTCAGCTAAAGCTTTTACAATACTTGTTCTTCTTGTCATAGGGATACTGCCCTCATTTTATTAGATACTATTTGCTGTGCAATTTCTCGGATTGATTTAGAAATTAACAGTTTAGGATCTCTACTTTTTGGGAGTGACTGCTTTCCTCCAGCACTAAAAGTTGCATAAGGATTTTTCATGTAAGAGTAAAAAGCGGTAATCATACCTTGTCTACTACTAGAGATACTTTCAACCTTAGCACTACTTGCAAATCTACCAGTACGATAATTTAAAATATTACGATTTTTACCATCACCCATATTAGCACTAATAACGTCTTGTAACTGACTATTAATAAGTTCTCGTAAATTTACTAAGTCAAATGTAGGCATCGTAGGCTGTTCTGACATAGTCATAGAACTACCAGCAGAACTGCTTTTAGGTAAAGAAAATTTTGATGCGGAAGGAGCTTTTTGAACTTTAGTTTTAGTAGTACCTGCTGACTTGCCTTTAGAGTTTGCTTCTACAGAAGACCTTGCAGGAGCTTTAGGCATTTTTCCACCAGATATAGCATGCATTATAAGCATTGCTGTAGATTCTTTTATTGAAGGTGAAAAGCGCATATTTACAGCCATTTCCATACCTTCTGGACTAAAAAATCTTTTATTAAATTCTTCTCCAATTTGTCTATAAGTTTTACCTAATGAAGTATTTAATTGTTGGGTTAAGTAAGCAGTTTCTTGGTGAGATAATACTTCACTATTATAGCTAGCTCTCATAGTTCTTGCTATTGAAAACATAGCAGAAAATAATGTTTTTACATCACCACTAACATTTTTATTAAATTGTACAGATAAGTCCAGATGCTTTGTATTTGCAACAAATGTTTGCGGGTTTAGTGCTTGCATATTATTAAATTTACTTTGTGACGTAGCAAATAAGTATGCTGCTTGCCTCATAGGAAGATTAATACCTACAGGCATTAACTGCCCCCCAGGTTCTTCCTGAGTTGTAGCACCAGTATGTCCGGCGGCTGCAAAAGCTCCCACAGAAAAATTTTCATTAACTGTTAGTATTCCATGTTTAGTATTTGATCTAAGTGCATTTACTATTATAGGCCTAGATAGTTCATTTGGTATATCTCGGCCACCTTGTGTGCTAGATTTAAACTTTGGTGTTACAATTAAGAAATCTTTATTAGGATCATAATTAGTAATAAATGATTCTGGATTTTCAAATTGTGCAGGTGTATTTTTTGTTAACCACTGAAATTGTTCATTACCTGCTTCTTGCAGTACTTTTCTATATCTATTTTGTACATTTATATACTCTTGGGACTTTTCTCCACCGCTATATATGCCATCAGCCATAATTCCATCAGCAACTGTAATAAATTCTAGAGTTTTTGTTGCTGTAGCTACTAAATCTTCAAATTTTATTTTCTTTGAATATTTGCTTTGTAATCCTGCCATTATTTCCGCACCAACTTTTTTATCGGGGAATTCCCGCATAGTATTATATAGTGCTTGGTGATATTCAATATCTCCTGGGTAATAGTCTACACCATCTATTTTAATAGAAATAATAAATTCTGCTAAAGAAGCTTTTTTACTTTCATACTGTGCTGCAGCTTTATCGTAGCGTTTTTGAGATTTTTCATCTATACTATAATCTGCTGGCTTTTCAGGTATTGCAAGTTGTTGAAATTTTAAACTCTGTCTTATTAAACCTCTTTTAACATAGCTTGCTATATTATATGGAGTTATTAAATATATCAACGGCAATGTAATTTCTATTTGATCTCGTATGCCTTTTTGAGCAGCATCAAGAAACTTTTTTCTAGCTGCTTCCGCCTCTGCTTCTGTAACACCGTCTTTTGTTAAAATGTCTCCATGTTTGATTCCTGTTAGGAAATCAATCATTTGATGTGCGCCTACAGGTGTCATGTAAAGTCCGCCACGTACTGATCTAAAACACGTTTAATTGGTGCAGGCAAATTAGTTGTTGAAACATAACTAATTTGCGTAGTATTAGGATTTAAATCTCGCGTACTGTGTACAGCACCATTATTACGCGAGTAGTATTCTACTAAATCTAATACGGCTAATTTTAAATCTGCTGGAAATTCTGCTGTGTCATATCCAGCTGTATATGTTACACGGTATCCATTAATTAGTTCTGGCCATCCGCCAGGGGTTAAACTAACTATTGCGTCACCTTGGTTGACCCAGTCTGTATACTTTGTAAGTGGAGTGTATGATTTACCGTAGTTAGTACTACGCGCTACTGAAACTATTCCAACTACTGGAGTTTCTTTTAGTAAAAGAGTTTTGAAACCACCGTCAAAAACCTCAATTTTAGCTTCATCATAATAATCTACAAAAGTACGGCGGCAGTAACTTTTTACTAGTTCGCTGACTTTGGGTATTAAGAAGTCTATTTCTGTGTCTGAATTAGTGCTAGAAATTCCCATGTAGGTTTTATATTCGGCTTTTGTTATTAAACTTATTCCCATAAATACCTCGCTTGTTTTATAAAGGCACATAATACCTTTATAAAACAAGACCCCGAAGGGTATTGTTAAAAACACATTATCTAATTAAGATGCTGTGTACTTGTGTGCTGTAACAGCGTTACCCAAGTTAGTAGTAACACGTGTCATACCTGTACGGAGGCTAGCCACCATAACACGACGCTGTGTTTCAACCAATTCTTGAGTGTCGATACGCAGACCACGCTGGTTACCAACAATAAAGTTACCGGGGTTCAAGCAAACTGCACCAGCGATACCTGTTCCAGGTGAAGCAAATTCTGCAGAAACCAACACGGGGCTACCACCGATTTGGCCAATTTGACCAGTCAGCAATGTAGCTTGTGTACCAACTTGATTCATTGTTTGGAACACTGTGTCTTCGAGCAACTGGTAATATGTATCGGTATTAACGATATAAATTACTTCTTGTGGATCGAGACCCCAAGCACCCAAACCTTGACGCAATGTGCGCATTTTAGCAACTGTCATACCAGCAGCAACAGTGTTACCAGTGGCAGTAGTGTTAGAAGCCCAGTTTGCTAATCCTTTAACAGGATCAGAACCAGAACCAGCACCTAACAAGAAAGCCTTGTCAACGGCACGAGCAACACGACGAACCATACCATCACGAATGATTGGCATTAAAGCAATCAAAGAATCTTCTTCTTCTTCGTAAGCAGTATACTCAGCAGTAGCAAGTTTATATGCATTCAAAGTGATTTCTTTGATAGCGTGAGTAGCGGTAGTACCAGCAGAATTACTGATTGTACCCAAAGCTGTGGGTGCAGTACCAAAGTCAGCGTTAGAAACCCAAGTAGCAGTTCCTGCTTCTGGATTTACTGGAATGGTCATTACGTTTGTTTGCATAGCAATGTTGCGGAAAATAGGGGCAACAACTAAACGACGACGAACCTCAGATTCCATGTTCAAAGAAACTTCAAGTTCCCATGTAGCTGAAGGCAAGTGAGCACCGTACTTTTGTACCATGTCACGACCAAATTTTGTGCCTTCCAATGACTTACCAGCCATCTTAGCCAACATAACAGCCTTTTCTTTGTCAGCATAAGACATACCGTCTTTAGCTTCTGAAAAAGACATTTTTGATTTTGTGATTGCTTCGATTTCAGCAGCTTTTTCTTTCAAAGAAGCTTCTAAACCAGCGATAACTGATTTGCTTGACTCTTCAGCAGTAGCCAAACGCTTCTCAACTTCGGCCATCAAGCGCTCAGCACCTGTGTCACCAGTAGAGATAGAGGCAACAGCGGCTTTAACGCGTGCATCTAATTCAGCTTCAGCTTTATCAGCAGCAGCTTTGTCAGCCAAGGCTTTTGCTTGTGATTCAGCGATGGCTTTTGCAGTTTGCTCAGCCGCTTTGTTAGCTGCATCAGCCAACATTTGTTCTAATTGTTTTGGATCCATGATGTTCCATTCCTTATTAATTTGGCTGTTTGCTTCCGTTGAGGATTCTAGCCCTTTAGCTGAGTCGCTGTTGGGTGCAAACTGCATTTTGAAAAATTTAAATTCTTCGGCTGTGTCAAACGCCTTAGAAAGACTAAATAGTGTATTTTGATTAGCTGGTACTGACACTACTGAAATTTCGTGCAGTTCTAGCTCTTTTACCACAAACAACTCTTTGGCTGCATCATATTCCGCATCTACGATTCGAAATCCGATACTAAATGCCGTTAAGATGCCATCTTTTACAAGATTGAACACTTCTGTAGCCGCTGAAGAAATTCTGGCTTTAATCCATAATCCTTTACCGTCAACTCTATGTTCTACCATCCTACCAACTGGCTCGCTATGGTCATGATATGCCAAAATTACTGGATTTTTCAAATAATTTTGTATACCCTTTTTCCATACACTTGCTGGGACAATATCGCCTTGTCTATCAACATCATCGGTACTTGCGTACCCTTCAATTGTTATACTAGTTGTCTTTCCGTCGGTGGTATCGTTCTTGATAAATGAACTGTTTAAAAACAGTACTTTACTTTTATCTACCATATTACCCCTTTATTGCTGATTATCTGTGGGCCTACCACCTTTCGACGGATCAGCAGCCGAACCCGCAATATTGGCGGGTATTCTTATTTCGTTATGGCCCTCAATAGGATCATAACGTAACTCTTTTCTTGCTTCATTAGCTGTAATGATGCCTGCATTGACTAATGTCGAATGGTAAGCAGCAATATCTTTTAATTCTGGTTGCATTGCTGATACTGAACTAGTAATTCCTTCAATATCATATCCGAAATATCGTTCTAAGCTTGATGTAAACTTACGAACAACTGGCATTACTGTTTCTAAATAAAATAAGCGTAAATTAGGTGAAATATTTGCGTTGTTTCCACCAGCTAATAAAATAGGTGGAATACCTATACATTGCATAATTAATTCGTTGTGGGTTTTAATCGATTGATCAAAATCCATGTCTTTGAAATTTTGGTTAGATACTTGAGCTGGTTTTAATCCTGAATCTAAAATAACTGGACGTCTGCCGCCTTGTTTAGTAGAATATTTTTGTAACCAGTATTGTATTGTTTTTTCTTTTGCAACTTGTGAAAGTGTATTTTCCGAAGTTAAAACTAAACCAAATACAGCTCCATTTTCAAAAAAGTTTTCTTGAAAGTCTTTCATTGCGTATAAAGTAGCAATGCTTCGTTGAGCTGCTTCTAATCTACTAGCGCCGCGATAAATTGAATGTGAGTTAAGATCCCTGAAGTAAAAAACTTCTGGTTCTTTAAACTCAACCATTCCGTTGTAACGATAACCACGGATAAATGTTTTTGTATCAGTTAAAATTTCTATGTTTCTAGCAGGCAAGTGGTATAAGAATACACCATCAAAGTGTATAAATACGTTACCTTCTAAAATCAAGTCTGTAAATATTGACTGACGAAATTCTTGGGTGCTTTGATAAGGATTAGGACGAAAGTTTAAAAGAGTATTAAGGGACTTTTGACGAATTCCACTAACAACGCCTTCATTAACTTTATCTTTTACGTCGTAATCAAGTGAGCTAGCAGCGCTAACAAGCATACTAACCGAACGATTAACCGACTCTAGTTTCTGAAAGGCTTGTTGATATGTTATCTTGCTTTCAGTATTAACAATAGTACCTGCGTCTTGCGCGATACGAGTTTGTGCTGGATTGAGTTTTGTAACAATCCAATCTGTAAATCTTGACATAGTTTTCCCTTAGGTGAACTCACTAAAGAAACTACCAAAGCTTTTCTTGGGTACTGCTAGTTCAACTCCAGAATGTTTTGCACGCTGTGATTCAATCCAGTGAGCCTGCTTGGGTTCACTTCCAGGTCTTGGAGCTTTACCATAAACTCCGTGCAGCGCTACATGATGACGATTACAAAGGGTGTAAACTTGGTCATATAACTCTACTCGATGCTCACTAATAAACTCATCCCTAACAGCTACAATGCCTTCATCTGTTGAAATATCATATCCACGAGCTCTAGCCCATTTATCTAGGAGTATAGTAACTGAATGTAGGTGATGAAGCTCTAAGTCAGTGTTACCACCGCAAATAAAACAAACATCTTTTTTCTCATAGGCTGCTTTAGCCCTGTCGCGAACCCACTTTACAGGGATTCGCTTATTTGTATTGGCTGCCATTTACTTTAATGTGCTTCGTAACATCCATGAATGCTTTTTATGTGCATCTTGACGATCTGCTAAGAAGTTTGATAGTCCATGGTCACCCATCATTTCAGCAGCATCAAAAGCTACACGAAACATTTCTGCACAAGTGTCTGAATCAGCTAAAAGTTCTTGAGCCATTTGTGTGGGTTGTGGTACGCCTTCTTGACACTCAATTTGACTCATGGTATCTAGTTGTGTAAAACTCGCAGGCACATAAATTCTTGTGCTACGCAATTCTTCAGCAAAGTCATCAATGATGCCGTATACTTCTGTGTAGATGCGTTCAAACAGCAAGTGAAATTCATAAAAGTCACTGCCTTCAACATTCCAGTGAAAGCCAGCCGACTTTAAATAAAAAGCAAATTCAGTGGCAAACGCCGACTTTAGCATTGCTTCGTATTGTATTTTGTCCATTTTTATCTCCAAGTAGAACAAAACGCTCTACAATTACCTAGTATTATAACAGTAAAGCAACAAAAAGTCAATGCTGAAATTTTTTGTACCATTATACGGTGTAAGTATACAGTGCATACCTGATGGCATCAGCCATGTGACTATACTTATCATGTTGTGGACGCTCACGTTGTAGCCCCTCACGTTGATCCCAACGATACTGGTCAAACATAGCACGTACGTTGGTGCAGTGTGGGGCAACCTTTAATCGACCTTGTTGTAATAAGGTCTGCACATACGCAATGCCTGGCAACACATCTTTTTTAGCTTTGGTTGTTGAAATGTTGTATAAGTAGGCAAGGTCACCAGCAAATTGTGCAGCAGCCGAGTCAATAAAAGTTACTTCAACACCATGTTTGTCGTTAAACTCTTGGAACGCTGCGGCATGCTCGGCTGTGGTCTTTTCCGACTGCAAGTATTCATCAACAACCCAAAAACAATCAGTGGCAAATTCATATATAATCGTACAGTGTGCGGTTTCATCGCGATAACCTGGGTCACAACCAGCAATAGCTTCGCCACGTATATTTTGTGGAGGTTCACACACATCTGTTTCGGCCAGTGTATAAATCTGACCTTCAAACACCGAGAAACTGGCAAGATATTCTTGTTCAAACTCAGACTTTGACATTGATCGGCGTGCTTCAGCAACATCCGACTCAGCCATGCGAGTATTTTCTGTGTAGTCAGCTTGTAGACTAATCCACTCTGGGAAACCGTCATCAAAGCCACGCTGCCAAAACTGCGAAAACCAGTTGTTGCGACCACGAGGTGTTGAGATAAAAATAGCTTTGGCCTGTGGCTTGTCTAGTGTAGGTCGTAATGCAACATTAAAAGCTGCTTCACCACCCTCACCTAGTGCGGCCTCGTCAAATATAATTAAATCATACGATCGACCAACTGTACTATCAACGGTACTAAGACTGCCCATACGAATGGTACTACCATTTGAAAGTTCGATAATTTTGTCTTTGAGGTTGTCACGTGCAACTTCGAGGTCGAAGTGTTTGATGAGTTTGCGTTGGAGTTCAAAGGATATAGAGCTGAGGTTATAGTTAGGGGAAATGATTAATACATTTGATCCAGGTACTAGTGTAACTAGTTGGCCAATAATATTAGCAATGTAAGTTTTGCCTAGGCGACGTGCAAGTGCAGCACAAATAAAACGGTACTTGGGATCGTTGACTGCGTTGATTAGTGCAACTTGTGGGCGGTTGATTGTATCCCAGACATTTAGTAGCTTAAGATAGTTTGTGATAGGTAGCTTAATAAACCGCTGTTGAGGGTCGAATTCTTGTATGGCGTCGCAGTTTACATCGGGTCGGCTGACTATGAGCATTAAACGCCTTCTCCACTAATTAGTTTTTGTACTAGCTGTGAGTACTTTGATCCGTCTAGACCTTCATTGATTTGTACGTTAACTTGTTTTTGTGGCCCAGA